TCTCCTCGGAGACGTTGCTGTAGGTGCGGGACGAGTTCGGTGCGTTGAGGTAGTAGGCGGGAAGGCCGACCATGTTGGCGATCTCCGTCAGCGAGAACTGCCGCGTCTCGAGCAGCTGCGCGTCGCGAGCGTTGTCGGACAGCTGCTGGAACTTGGTCGTCTCGTTGAGCACCGCCGGGGTGCGCTTCGTGCCGCCGTACTGCCGCAGCCACTGGGCCTTGAGCTGGTCGGCTTCCTCCTGCGTGAGGTCGGGGTTCGCGGAGTAGATGATGCCGGTCGGTTGCGCGCCTCCGTCGAAGTAGCGTTGCGCGTAGGTGTTGACGGCGACCGCGCCGCCGATCGCCTGGCGTTGCGCGGAGAGGATGCCGTAGCCGACCATCTCGCCGGGCATGCAGAACGCCTTGATGTGCATCACCTGGTCGGGGTCGTAGTCGGTGTCGCCGATCTTGTAGAGGAGGCTGCCGTTCTCTTTGCGGACGTTGACGCGGTGCACGGCGACCGGATGGATCGAGTCGGGGTAGCCGTTGCTGCCGGGTTCGCCGAGGATGGCGATGTAGTTGCCGTGCACGATGAGGGAGGCGACCATCGCCGCGAGGGTGTCGATGCGGGTCTGCGTCGGGACGGGTTTCACGAGCAGGTTCGGTTGCGGGTCGACGAACTTCTCGTCGCGGTAGGCGTGCAGCGGCAGGCCGCCGATCGCCGAGGAGATGAGCGTGACCGCGCGCCAGATGCCGGGCACCGACAGCGTCGACGTCTCGTCGACGATCACCCCGGCGTTGATGTCGGGGAACAGCCGTCCCATGCGTCCGGCTTCGTCGACGTAGACGTTCGGGTAGGTGAACCCGTAGGCGGACGCGCGTTTCTCGCGGCGGAAGAAGTCGCGGATGCCCATGTCTCTCGGGATTCTAGTAGATGGCGCTCCGTGTCTTGTTTGTCTGCGACGAGCGTGTCGTCGCATGATGCCACGAGAGACAGGCGGCGAACAGCGGCGAGATGTCCGCCTCGGGGACGTTGCGTTGGAACAGCCACTGCTGTCCGACTGCGCGGCGTGTCGCGGCGGCGACCGACTTGGTGAGCCGGTCGTCGGCCTTCACCTTGACGGCTTTGTCGAGGATCGCGTCGTAGAACAGTGCGCAGGCGGCGACGACGTCACTGGTGCGGTAGACGACGACCGGGACGCCGAGCATCTTCAGCGGGTCGACGAACGCGGACGCCGGGCCGTAGCCGTCGACGACGATCGTGGCACGCCACCGGCGCCACAGCTCGAGAACGCGTTGCTGCACCCAGGCGACGCCGTCCCGGTTCTCGATCAGTTCGAGGTTGCCGTCCTTGTCGCAGACGACGATCGCGGCGCTGGAGCGGTCGAGTGCTACGTCGACGGCGAACGAGAGGGTGCCGGTCGGGGCGACCTTCGCGGAGCAGCAGGCGAGCCAGACTTTCTGCGGGATCATCTGCTCGGAGACCGTCGACCAGACGTTGAGGTAGGAGCGGCGGAACTCGTTGGCGGTCATCGTCCCCATCGCATGCTCGACCGCCGACTCCTGCACGGTGAGCCCGAGGGCGGGCATGCAACGGCGCCATGTCTCCCGGTCGAACGGGTCGTCGTCGGGTTCCGCCGACCATTCGAAGTAGGCGCACCCGGAGCCGCTGTCTTCGGCGACCGCCGCCCGGCCTTGGTCGACTTTGCGGCGCAGGTAGAGGGAGCGGTCGGTGCCCGCCGTGGAGACGACGACGATCTGCGCGTCTTGGCGGGTTGCCATCGTCGGGAGCAGCGCCTGTTCGCGTACGTCGTCTTCGTCGGCGAACGCCTCGTCGATGATCGCCAGGTCGAGCGTGCGTCCGTGCCCGGAGGCGACGGAGTTGCGGAGAACTTCGAGGCGTGAGCCGTTGCCGAAGATGACGGCTTCGTCGCCGTTCGCGCGGTAGACGCGTTCGATCAGCGGGGCGAGCGGGGAGCGTTCGAGCAGCGGCACGAAGTCGTCGAGGAGTTTGCTGCGGGCGTCGTGCCCGGTTTGCGCGGTGTAGGCGATGCGTTGCGCCCGGCCGTAGTAGAGGGCGCGATGCAGGAGCACGGCGAGGATCAGCGTCGTCTTGCCGGACTGTCGCGGGACGGTGAGCACGACCTCCCGGTAGCAGGGGACGCCGCCGACGTGCTCCCCGGCGACGTCGACGACCTGCCGTTGCCACGGCATGAGCGGCAACCCGATCGCGCGGGCGACCATCTCGACGCGGTCACCGGTCGAGGCGCGTTCAGTTCGCCGGGGTGTCGCGTAGCGAGGCTTCGAGGCCACGAAGAACGTCGTCGAAGTCACCCGGCTTGTCCTCCCCGATCTTGATCAGTTGGTCGATGAACTCGCGGTACTCCTTCCAGAGGCGCGCGTTCCTCGCATCCTGCGGATCGTCGAGACGCGCCGCGAGAGTGCGAGCTGCGGCGACGGTCGCCGACCGCACCTTGCCGAGCGCGTCTCGTTCGTGCAGCCACGAGATGACGTCCTCGAGCGCCGCAGCATTTGTCGTGATTTGCGCCGATTTGCGGCGATGCGCCGAGGATCGCGCGGCAAGTCGCCGTGTTCGGCGGGGTTTGCCTTTGGATGACTTGCTCACGCGACCCCCGGGGTTTCGGACTCGGAGAGAGAAAAACAAGGACGAAGGCGGGGTGCTTTGCGCCCTGCGGGAAAAAACGCGGCGTTATTCATCACAGTCGTCATCGCATCTCGGCTGCGAGAACCGGCAGGGGCAGGTCATCGGACTTTACCAAACGCCGCGAGAGCCCTAACAGCAGTCTCACCTGCGGCGACTAACCAGCAGCGCATCCAGATCTTCTCCGGGATGGGTGCGTCTATCTGGCGATGGAAACTTACGGTCTCGAGAATGACCCATTTCATGTCCGCCTCCCATAGTCGGGTCATCCATCTGCCGTTGGAACTCGGGACGAGTGCTACTCCGTTAGCGTGTGTGATGAACTTGTGGACGAACGGCGTCGGGTTGCTGAATGGGGGGTTCATCCAGACAATGCCCTCCCAGGGCTTGACGAGTGCGTCGTCCTCTTGCGTGTAGAAGCGCGCGGCAGGAACCCAAGGCACGCCGCCAGGCGGAGCGCATACGTCTAAATCGAAGGTTAGGCCAAGACGCTCGAATATGAGCGGCTCCGTGTAGTAGTCATCGGATGTCATGACGGTTTGCGGCACGGGGAAGAGACGCTCGGTCACCATCGGCGGCTCGGCTTGCGTCGCAGTTTGTTGGCGCGTGACGTGTTGCAGTTGTGGCACGAGGCGCGCAGGTTGTCGAGTGCGTACGGTGCGCCGCCGAAGGCCAGGGGCACGATGTGATCGACGCTGGTCGCCGCACCGGTGCAGCCCGGCATCCCGATCATGCAGCGGTACTCGTCGCGTTGCAGCACCAGCGGCCTGACTCGTCGCCATGCCGAGTTGTACGCCTTGTTGGGCATGACAAGACAGTCTACGCGTTTGCGGGGGAGCCGCCCCCCCGCAGCCCCCCGGTCGCGCTTCGCTGACGCTCGCGCACCGTCCCGGATGCCAGACTCGAGCCACAGGCCAGAGTCCGTGCGCCCCTCTCCTTGCGTGTTTCAGTTTCGTTGAGAGCTTGACTCGCCGAGTGACTTGCTTCGAGACACAGGGCCCCCGGGCACCGCCCGACCGTTGACAAGCACGGTTCACACTCGCCTCACGATGGATCTGTTCGCAAGGACTTACTAGCCTGTCTGACGGGCGAACTACCGATGATGAGTCGGCGGAGACTTGCACTCGCGTCCGCTGACGCCTGCGGATGGCACCGACGAGGTCGGCCGTCTAGGAGTTGTACTTCGAGTATTGCAGGGCGTACTTGATCGACTGTCGCAGACTACGGAAGTCTTGCTCGATGTCGTCGAACTTGTCGCGCACTTGCCACCAGTTCGAACCGCCTCGGAGTATGAGATAGTCCCCGACTCGGTACTCGCCCGCGCTGACGCGGAACTTTCTGATGTTCATCTACGGCCTCCTTACTTGCCTGAGTCCATAATAGCACACTCGTCAAATCGGGCTAGAACGTCTCTTCGGGAGGTGCGGCGGGTACGAGGTGTTCTTCGGGTGACCATGCCTCGATGACGCTGGATGCTTCACGCTTCGACAGGTCGTCGAGCTGCGAGATCGTGCGTCCGATGACCTTGCCGACTGCGTTCATCAGTCCGGCGTTCGAGACGACGCCGCGTTCCCGGCCAAGTCCCCTGATCTTCCCCATCTGTCCTTTCGTGGCGTCACCGGGCGGGTAGACGGTGCGGGTCTGCTGCTGGTCGGTGAACGGGTCGGGCACCGGGTCGCCGTTCGGGTAGGTGACGGGTTCGATGCGCGGCTTCGGCGTCTCGCGGCGCTGCACGTCGTCGCGTGAGGCGATCGACTTCTTGATGCCAAACCCCATATAGCCGAGGATGCGACCGAGACAGCTCGTGGCGGCGTTCGGCTGTTCGGAGCCTTTCGTGTAGGGGGTCGTGCCGGGGAACTCTTCCCAGATGTAGCCGACCATCGGGATCATGTCGTCCCATGCGCGATACACGGTCATCGACGTCTCGACGTACACCTTGCCGT